GCCATGATGCCGTTCCATGGCAGTATCTGAACTCATTCCGTAAAATGTAACAGTACCATCTTTGACAGTACCACCACCTTCGTCATGTCCGGCCAGCATGCCGCCTAGCATTACAAAGTCCGCGCCTGCGCCGAAAGCCTTAGCGACGTCTCCAGGGCAGGTGCATCCACCATCAGCAATAATATGCCCACCGAGGCCATGAGCGGCATCGCTACACTCAATAATAGCACTAAGCTGAGGATATCCAACTCCAGTCTGTTTCCGAGTTGTACAAACACTTCCTGGACCGATTCCAACTTTAACAATATCTGCTCCACGTAAAATTAACTCCTGTGTCATGTCTGCTGTAACTACATTTCCAGCAATGATTGTGTGATTGGGATATTTGTTTCTTACCTTGGCCACAAAGTCCCCAAAATACTCTGAATAACCATTTGCTACGTCAATGCAAATATACTTAATGTCAGTAAAAACAAAAAGAAGTTGCTGTAACCGTTCCCAATCTGCTTCACCAATACCGGTACTGATAGCAGAGTAGTCGACATCTAAATCTCTATAAAACTTACTCCAATCATCTATTGTGTAACTCTTGACCAAACAAGTAAACAAAGGAAAACTGCAAAGTACTTCTGCCATTGCTACTGTGCCAACACCATCCATATTGGCCGCCATAATAGGTACACCGCTGAATGTTTGACCACTATGTTTAAATGTGTAGTTTCTATTTAGATCTACATCACTGCGTGAGCGCAATGTGCTACGTTTGGGAACAAATAATACATCCTTAAAATCTAGTTTAACATCATCTAGAATTCGCATAGGTTCTCTTTTCTAACCGGAGTGCATGATAGATTGCCTGTACACCTTGTGCTTGACTAACGCAATCTTCTAGTGCGTTATGTAAGCCAGCTTTATTCTTTTCACGTGGGTCGCCATGCACACCAAATAGTGTACGGCTGTCACGTATTTGCCAAAACTGCCAAGGGGTAGGCCAACCCATTTGTCTATAAATGTTTTCTAATATAACAATGTCAAACGCAGGGCCTTGGCACCAGATGTTTTCTACACCTACAGTGAACCGGTTTAGCTGTCTATACATCGACTCTAGGCTAACACGGTTACCCTCGCCTAGGGCTTCCTCGCGGACATCTTCTGCTTGTTTTGACCACCAGGCAAGTGTATCTTCCTGTATTTCCCGACCCAGGGCTAACTGTTCATCTACGTCAATGCGTAAGTATAAGCTATCGCCAAAGGCATCGGGTGTGAAAGGATCAAACTTAACAGCACCCAAAGTCAGTATAGCACAGTCTGGGCGTGTTCCTAAAGATTCTAAATCGAGCATTATGTCCATATAGACATTATACTATATCAAGACTTTTTTGTCAATAACTTCATTGATTCTGCTTCTACCACACGACTGCGTAAACCCGAGCTAGAAAATGAGTGATCTCTTCGGTTAAAGATATGCTGGATTTTACGAGTATATCCTTCTTCCTCACCGGTAAATGGTTTGTTCTCGTATTCAACACCAAGCACACGTACATCGATTGGAAGTATAAGTAGCAAGTCAATCAAGTCTTGTTCGGTTTGGTAAACAACAACTTCGTCCACATAACGACATGCCGCCAGTTGGATCTGACGTTCCACAATGCTTTGTACAGGTTTGTTTTTGGTATCCGGGCGATCGATTGTGGGATCAGTCTGCAGGCCAGCAATCAAATAATCGCAATGATTCTTGGCTTCGGCCAACATGGCAATATGACCTGCGTGTAGCATGTCAAATGTACTAAAGGTAATACCAATGGTCTTGCCATCATCTTTGAGTTTACGAATGTGATTGAATATCATGATATTTGTGCTTTCTCTTTTATTACAGAAATCAACCAATCATCGGCAGCTGATTTCCACAAACAGTTCATTAAAACATTGTGATTGTGTTCTACAATAGGTTGTATTTTGGCCAAGACTTCTGCTTGATCCATTGAACATAGCTTTTGGACCTGACCAAATGCCTGTATAAATCTTTGAGTGTCATCTTGTATTGAATCATAACTTTCATCGATTACTGAGCCAAATGTCTGAAATCCCAAGGACCTTAAATTTTTTAAATAGTTATATGTTGCAAATACTACAAATAATCTTTTTGCTAAGATAGGTTTTGCAACTTTTTCTGTAAAGAAACTAAAATCATTATCCACATTGGTTTCAGCTACAATACTGTAGGCAGTTTCTTTATATATAGACAAGGGTATTATTTGCGATAACAGTATGTCAACTCCCATGTATTCTACTCTACAGTTTGACCATCTAACGTCATTGGGCACTATTGTACCAGGTTCTATATAAAAGTTGCTGTTGGTAATACCTTGTTTGTAATAGGTCAAATAGCAATGCTTTGATAGATTATTGTTAATAATATTATCATAAACAAATGTTCTATGATCTCGTTGAGCTCCTAGTAAACAATCAAATGCCAAGGGCTTGTGCTGTAAAGGATCAATGTCCTGTAACAGAAATGCCAGCTGATGTCGATAGTAGTTGGCTGTGGTTTCTAACCAGCCTCCAGTAAAGCAATTATTATTAAAAATGGTTGGTACGTTTACTATTCCCGGCAATGCCCAGTATAGATTGTTGCCATCGTAATGTTTTGAATACATTGAATGAAATTCAGTTTCATAGTTAACTACCAAGGTGCTGGCACGACCAACGGCCTCTGGGCTATGATGTTTATTATCAAAATTATCAAACAGTACAGCTATTTTTTTAGATTCTTTGCTGTCAATGTATTCATCTAGATTGCCAGTGACTGTGCAGGGAATACCTAGTTTATATGTTAAAAAATCTATTCCTGAATCTGAATAAAATAACATTATACGTCTTGTTCGATTTTGACCTGTAGGGGAAATCCATTGTTACGAGCAAGCAAGGTAACTTCAATTCCTTTTTGTTCAGCAAGTTCATATGGCAGTACCGCTACCACTGCTGAACCTTCTTCGTGTACTCGCATGGTTAGAGCTTCTGCGGCACCCTGGTCATAGTTAAAAATAATCTTAAGTGTTTCAACAACAAACTCTTGTGTAGTTTGTTCATCGTTAATATAGATAACACGATACTGCGGCGGTTCTTGAATGTTGAGTTTTGGCTCAATGCGATTACGCACCACTGTTTCTGTTTTAGTTTTTGACATTAATATTTCGCTCATGATAAAGGGGAAGTGTGATTACTTCCCCTTATTATACACACCTAAGGCTTATTTTGCAAATGTTATGGCAATCTTTTTAGCCTTTTGTTCTTCTGGAACAATGTGCTCTAAAGCAATAACAAGGATACCATTTTTAATAGTGGCCCCTTTGACTTCGGTGTTGTCGGCTAGACGGAATGTACGTTCAAAGTTTCTAGTTGAAAGTCCTTTGTGTAGGTATTCAATTTCTTGATCTTTTTTGGCCTGTTCGCCACGTACAGTTAATACACTATCCTTTAGCTCAACGTCGATTTCGCTTTCAGCAAAGCCAGCAACCGCAATTTCGATTACATGGTGTTGATCGTCCAAGCGAATAACATTGTGTGGCGGATAGTTGTCACTTTTACTGTTGGCAAAGTTGCGATTTAACTCATTGAACAGGTTATCAAAGCCAATGGTATGGCGATGAATCTGGTTAGCAAATGTAGGTAAATCGAGGGTGTGAAGTGTAAATTGTGTCATTTGTTTTCTCCTTTATTAAGCAAGATGACTATAAGTTGTAGCCCCACTATGGGCACTACAAATATATTTATACACTAAAAATGTGAATTAGTAAAGTTTTTTGGGAAGAGATTCGGCGGCGAGCTTTTTACGCCAACGATTCTTTGCGGCGGCTTTGGCCTTCTTACGTGCTGTAGTGGGTTTTTCGTAGGTCTCACGCTCTTTGAGTTCGCGAAGTAAGCCAGATTCTAAGACTTTCTTTTTGAATTTACGCAGAGCTTTTTCTACAGGTTCACCTTCACGCAATGTGACTGTGTTGCCTCTACAAACGATTGGTCCGCCTTTTGGGTTATATGCCATAGTTGTTTATTTATTGAAATATTCTAGTGGGTCGTTTTTATCTGCTTCGATT